AGTCTGAGGGTGTCAAGGTCTATGGATATGGTAAGAAGGCATATGAGCAGTTTTTGGGCTACATTCTAGACCCAGATTATGGAGATATTACCGATCAGGAGGCTGGTACGGATATTAAGCTGACTTATACAAAGCCGAATAAGCCGGGTGCTTTTCCGCAAACAACTCTAAAGATGAGTAGGAATACTTCACCGCTTCATGATGATGGTGATGAAATCCACGCAATCATGAATACAATGCCAGATTTCAGCAAACTTTGGGAGCGAAAGACTCCGGAAGAAGTTGACACCATTCTCGATGAGCAGATGGGAAGCGACAGCAATGCTGGAAATCAGTCGAGAGAGACTCAGCATTACGGCAATACCGGAAATAGTATTGACAAAGCATACGATGATCTTAAGGATGTTCCGTTCTAGTTTTTATACCTGTGCTATCAGGTGAAAAGGTGGTAACCTCTTTAAAAACTTTTTCATAGCGACCCGCTGGCACACCGGTTAATGTGTGCTAAATAATTCAAAACAGCGGGCCTATTACGCTGTATTATAACTGTTAAGTAGGCATATTTAACAGGATAAGGAGAATAGGTAGGAACGGTAAAAATCCGTATAAGTTCCTTGTAAGAAGCCTCTAAACCTTTTTGAACAAGCCGCTGGCACACCGGTTAAAGTGTGCCTTTCTAAAAAAGGAGAAATATTATGATTTTTATATTAAGCGCACTGTCAGCCATGGCTGATCCAGGAATTTCTGTTATAATAGATGAAAGCGAAACTGAAGTTTCAACCAAGATTAATCAGTTGGGTGAGAAGTTTTATTCTCTACAGACCCCCGCTCCTTCAGTTGTTGAACATAGAGATGCTATTGGTTACATGCTTTTCCATGGTTCGGCACATGTTGATTTAGATTTTGCACAAAATCCAGAGATAGTTAGAGATATTGTTGAGATCAATGGTCAAGAGGTTTTCTGTGGCTGTACTGGCTTTATGGGAAATGGTATTGGGTGTAGCTTTAAATTCTCTCACAATGCAGACGGAGAAACTGTTTTAGAGTGTACCGGAATGTGTGATAACGACTTTCCCGGAAGTTGTCCGTATCCATGTGAGATGGTTGATGAAAATAATGATCCGGTCATACCTGATCAAGAATTTGCCGGCCAAACACAGTCTGAATAAATATGCCTAAAAAAACAAGCAAAAAACACGCAAAACCCGGGAGAGTATCAATGCAAGACCTTATGGGTCTTGTCAATAAGAAAGCCGGAAGAAATGTAGCACATGATTTAACTGAAGATAATCCAACTGAAGTAAAACAATGGATTCCTACCGGTTCTCGTTGGCTTGATTCTATTATTTGTCGAGGTAAACCGGCAGGTATACCGGTTGGCAAAATATCTGAAATTGCCGGCCTGGAGGCAACTGGTAAATCTTATATGGCTTGTCAAGTCGCTGCTAACGCCCAAAAGATGGGCATGATAGTGATTTATTTTGATTCAGAATCAGCTATTGACCCGTCTTTCCTTGAAAGAGCCGGTTGCGATTTATCACGTTTAATGTATGTTCAAGCATCTTCAGTGGAATTTGTGTTGGAAACGGTAGAAGAATTGTTGGGAGCGAGTAGCGATCAACTGTTGTTTATTTGGGATAGTCTAGCTTTAACGCCTGCTATCTCTGATATTGAGGGAGATTTTAATCCAACTTCATCGATGGCAGTAAAAGCAAGAATTCTTGCGAAAGGTATGAGCAAATTGGTTATTCCAATAGCCGATAAGAAAGCTACTTTCCTTGTATTAAATCAGCTTAAAGCAAATATTACAACTGGCCCGATGGCTAGAATCACGGCTATGACGACACCATACGTTACACCGGGCGGAAAAGCAATGCAATATTCTTACTCATTGAGAATCTGGCTGACCGGCAGAAAAGCAAAATCAGCCTTTGTTGAAGATGACAAAGGATTCCGGATTGGATCAGAAGTCAAGTGTAAGCTTGAAAAATCTCGATTCGGAACTGCCGGCAGATATTGTAATTTTAGAATTCTATGGGGAACACAGCAAATTGGAATTAGAGATGAAGAAAGCTGGTTTGATGCTATAAAGAAATCTAAATATATGAAGGTCGCTGGTTCATGGTATACTTTAGAAATGCCAAGCGGATATACAAAGAAATTCCAGCCATCTCGATGGACTAAGATGATTGAGGAAGATGATGAATTCAAAAAGAATATTATTGAACTCATAGATATTGAAGTTGTACAAAAATTTGATAAGCGAGAAGAAGAAGCAAATAGCTTTTATGAAAACGAAGAATAAGATCTAAAGATCTTGACATATTCCTCCTGGGCTGATATACTTGATATATCAATCAGGAGGTTTTTGTGTTGCAAGAAAGAAACAGAGTTTACGGCTATGCCTGCATCAACATGGGCTTTTCCAGCCGTCCGAAGTCAAAGCGGATTACTACGAACCGAAGCATGATTCGTAGAACTTTTGACGAAAAAGGCATTATGTATGCCTCAGAACTAGCACTTCAGAATGTAAAAGATCTTAACACGATCTTGGACTGGAACTTAGAAAATGATATTTTCTTTTACCGTCTTTCATCCGACATTCTTCCATGGGCCAGTGAATATAAATTGACAGATATGCCATTGTACGGGCAGATTAAATATTTTGCCCGTAAGGCCGGCGAATTTGCACAAAAGTATCATATTCGTCTAACCAGCCATCCAGGCCCATTCAACAAGCTAGCTTCTCCAAAGGAGCGTGTATTTGAATTGACAAGAAAAGACTTGACAGTTCATGGCGAACTATTTGACATGATCGGTCTTCCCCGTAGTCCTTATGCAAAGCTGAATATTCATGTCGGCGCTGCATACAATGACAAGCCTTTCGCTCTTGACAATTTCTGTCGCAACTTTGAGCGTCTACCAGATTCAGTAAAAACGAGGTTAACAGTAGAAAATGACGATAAAGAATCACTATACTCGACCAAAGAGCTATACGATGGTGTATACAAGCGCATTGGTATTCCTATTGTTTTTGATTATCACCATCATCGGCTTCATCCTGGTGGTTTGAGCGAGAAAGAAGCCTTAGAGCTTGCTATTTCAACATGGCCGAAAGGCATTACGCCAGTAGTACATTATGCTGAATCTCGCTGTGATGAATACAATAATTACAAAATCAAGCCACAAGCACATTCTGACCGTATTATCCACCCATTCGAGGATTACGGTCACAAGCTTGATGTGATGATCGAAGCAAAACACAAAGAAATTGCGCTAATCGAATACAGAAAACTACACCACAAGGAATAAACATGAAAACAAAAAGAGTAATGATTATCGATGCGCTAAATGCATATTTGCGCGCTTATATTGTAAATCCTTCCTTATCTTTGGGAGGTGTGCCAATTGGAGGCATTAAAGGTTTTTTCAAGATCTTGCAGAAGCTTGTAAGAGAAATTAAACCAGATGAAATATTAATTATTTGGGATGGCCCCAATGGTTCTTCTAAAAGAAAAGCAATTGATAAAAACTATAAAGCAGGAAGAAAGCCGCTTCGCCTCAATAGAGCCTATGCAAACTTAACTCCAGAAGAATGTTCAGAAAACAAAAAATGGCAACAGATGCGAACTATGGAATATTTTAATCAAATGCCCATAATTCAAACCTATGTTCCAAATATTGAAGCTGACGATGTTATCGCATATGTTACGAGTATGTCTTATTATGAAGGCTGGCAAAAAATAATTATCTCAAATGACAAAGATTTTATGCAATTGTGCAACAACGAGACGGTTCTAATGCGACCGGTCAAGAAAGAAGTTATGACCAGAAAGACAATTGTTGAAGATATAGGCATTCACCCTACTAATATGGCTCTTGCGAGGGCAATAGTGGGCGATTCTAGTGATAATCTTCCTGGTATTCATGGTGCAGGTTTGGCAACTGTAGCAAAAAGATTTAAGTTTTTGTCTGAACCAAAAACCTATACAATTCAACATGTTATAGAACATTGTAAAAATAGCGAAGAAAATATTAAAGTATTTGATAAGATCATAGAGGGAAAGGGCCTGATTGAACATAATTACAACATGATGCAACTGTACGTTCCTAAAATGTCATTTCAGTCCAAAATGCAGGTAAAAGAAATGATTGAAAATTTTAAAGGAGGGTTCAACAAAACTGAAATTCTTAAGATGATGATCGAAGACGGCTTTGGGGAACTAAAGTGGGAAGATCTAAAAGCTGGACTAAACCGAGTTGAGAGATCTCTTTCAGAGAAATAACTTGATCTTTTCTGGAAACAGTGCTATCATTATATACATAAGGAGAATGAATGAAGAAGGCTGAGAATATTGGTTTCGGCAGGTATGGTAAATCTTTTCAAGAGGGCCTAACCCAGCTAATTTATGATGATCGACCATTTGCTGATCAGATCACAGAGGTCTTGGATATTAATTTTTTGGAGTTAGAATACCTAAGAGTTTTTGTAAATAAAATTATTGAATATCGTTTAAAATATAGTGTGCATCCATCAACACAGGCTGTCACTACTATGTTGAATACAGATTTAGAAAAAGAAAACGAGGTAATTCAACGACAAGTACGAGAGTATTTCAGAAAGATTCAATATAATGAGCTTTCCGATATCGAATACATTAAAGAGCAAAGTTTAGATTTCTGCAAAAAGCAAAACCTAAAGAAAGCTATGATGAAGTCGGTCGCACTGCTTCAAACATGCTCTTTTGATGAAATCAGCAAAACTATTAATGATGCGCTCAAGTTAGGATCAGATAATAATTTTGGATATGATTATCTGACTGATTTTGAAGAAAGATTCAAACCTAAGCACAGAATGCCAGTTACAACCGGCTGGGGTGAAATGGATAATATAACAGGCGGCGGATTAGGTAAAAGCGAGCTAGGCGTTGTCATTGCTCCCACTGGTGCTGGAAAGTCCATGGTTTTAGTACATTTGGGCGTTGAAGCATTAAAAGCTGGAAAAAATGTTATCCACTATACTTTGGAATTGCAAGATACTGTTGTAGCAAATCGTTATGATTCCTGCCTTACTAGCTTTCCTCTTACCGACATTAAAGATTTTAAAGAAGAAGTTTTTGAACAAGTAAAAAACATTCAAGGAAAATTGATTGTTAAAGAATATCCAACAAAATCAGCTTCGACCAACACTATCAAATCTCACCTCGCAAGATTAAAAAAGAGGGGAATTGATCCCGGAATGATTATAATTGATTATGGTGATCTTTTACGTCCTGTTGTGATAAGAAAAGAGAAGCGTAACGAATTAGAATCTATTTATGAAGAGATGCGAGGCATCTCAACTGAGTTTGGTTGTCCAGTTTGGACAGCATCTCAGACCAATAGATCGGGGTTGAATGCAGAAGTAATTACGATGGAGTCGATCAGTGAGGCTTTCAGCAAATGTTTTGTAGCTGACCTTATTTTTTCAGTATCGCGCACCATCGAAGATAAACAAGCCAATACTGGGCGGATTTTTGTTGCTAAAAACCGAAATGGTCCCGATGGTATGGTTTATCCAATCTTTATGGATACCAGCAATGTTTCTATAAAATTCGCACCTAATATAATTAATGGGGCTGCAATAAGTTCTGGTGCCCAAAATATGCCGTTAAATCCGGTTACACTAACACCACAAATGCAAAAAGATCTTTTGCAGAAAAAATATTCAAAACTAAGAAAATCAGGGAGTACAAATCGATGAAGCCGAATATTAGAAAATTTAGATTATCAGAGCAGTTTATTCTGCCTTATATTGAGCAAAAAGTCCCATGGGGGCCAGTAGGATATGTAACTTTTAAACGGACATATGCTAGAAGATTAAGTGAATTTATGCCAGATGCAGAAGGAACGGAAGAGTGGTATCAAACTTGCCGTCGTGTCATCGAAGGTATGTTTGATATGCAGAAACAGCATGTATATTATTTGGGCCTAGAATGGAATGATTCGAAGGCTCAAGCAACAGCCAAAGATGCATATGATCGCCTTTTTAATTTAAAATGGACTCCTCCAGGCAGAGGTCTATGGATGATGGGCACAA